AAGAATATAAAAAAATGGGTGCTAAAGTATTTTTATCTGATAGCGCAAAAAGTGGGTATGCTATAGACAAGCACGGCGATTTAATGAGTGTTTTTTCACTACCAGGAGCGCATGAAGGGCCGACATTAATGCAAAGTGCTATTCGTAATGGAGCAAAGAAACTTGATTGTTTTGATAGTGGTTTTTTACCTAAGTTTTATGAAAAGTATGGATTCAAAGAGATTAACAGAATAAAGTGGGGTGATAAATTTGCACCTAGTGGATGGAATTATAAAAGGGATGGAAGGCCAGATGTGGTATTTATGCGTTTGAAAGCAACCAAACAAATTGCTAGTACACCAAGGGGAATTCCATTTGCTCCTGCTAGCACAGTAAAAGAAGCAGAGAAAATTGCTAAAAAGTATATCGCAAAAGATGTTTCATACGCATACCTAGAAACAGCAAATGAAGTAAACCAAACACTTTTTGTTTTAGAAAAAAAATATAAGTATGGAAAATTGAGTAGTATTAGAGGAATGTATGGAGGTAATAATGGATATGCTGACATAGGTAAGGGAATAGAAAAAGGACACATTGCATTTGGTAAATCATTGTTAGGAAACAATATTAAAGCAGTAGAAAAACGCAAAAAGAAATGTTTAGCTCGATTTCAAAAAACAAGAGATAAAGTTTTTAAAGAACAAGCTAAAGCATGTGATAAAGTAATAAAAGCCCTTAAGACAGGGGAGTTTAATCATGGTGGAATTCATTCAAGTTATTTATTTCCACAAGACAATATAGGACAGACCAGATCATTAATAGTACATGAGTTTGGGCATTTACTTCACGCTACTAATAAAACAAAGATTCATAAATATTTGGGAATTAAAAGAACTGGTAAAATTGCCTCAGATGTATGGGATACAGTAGAAGAAGATGCTTATTCTGGTTGGCAAAAATATTTTATTACTGACAGAGGTTCATATAATGTTACAGAAACCATAGCAGAAAACTTTGCTTGTTATGAAATGGGGGCAACAGCCGGAATGGATAAAAAAATGATAAAGATGTTTGACTTACTAAGTAAAGGAAAATTATAATGGGCGTAGAAGAACCAATTTGTTTTTTGTGCGATCATTACATTGGTGCTTGGCGGTGTGAAGCATTTCCAAATGGGATTCCTAGTGATATTAAACTTATGAAACATGATCATACAAAACCGTATAGTGGTGATAAAGGAATATTATTTGAACCGACACCACCAGAAGAAGAACCAACACCACCGACTGAAGCTTTTAAACAAACTGGAAAAGATTTTGTAGAGCTTTGTCTTGGGCTTAGTCAATGTGATTCATGTAAGCATTATCAGAGTGAAGATTTTTGTAAGGCTTTTCCATATGGTATTCCACTAGACATTATGGCGGATGAATTCATTCATGACGATCTTCATCCAGAACAAGAAACTGATATATTGTTTGAACGGAGGACTAGCAAAGATGGGAATTGATTTTTATATAGGTGATGATCAAGTTCGCATAACAAATGCGTTTTGGTATAATCGTTTTTTAGATTGGGTAGCAAAGGTGGGGAATTATCCCCAAATACTAGACCACAGCCCTGTCCATGGTGAGTATGTGTTAGAAAATATTTCTGCTTCTAATTTTAAAGGAAGTGTTTTTCTACTTGAAAAGGAATTAGAAGAATTGAAAATGCTTAATCCACCTGTCTTTGTTGCCGATATAATAGAGTATATGATGGATGGAATTGAAATTGCATTGGATAAGCAGGAAAAGATCACCATGGACGATGGCGCATGGTTTGGTGAATAACTCACAAGGAGGATTTTGAAATGTCATACATTATCAAGACAAAGGGCGGAAATCCGATTGAGGTCGAAGGGCAGCAATTGTTAGGTTCAGATCATATCGATATTGAGATGAAGGATTTTTCTGATAAAGAAAGATCCTTCCTAGCAGTTGCTAGTGTAGAAAGCCCAGACAGAATGGGTGATGTGATCTCAGTCAAGGGATGGGAACTAGATAATTATGTAAAGAATCCAGTTGTCATGCCGTTTCATAATTACTCAACACTTCCAGTTGGCAGAAGTTTGGGGATATTTTCAAAAGGTAAAAAGCTGATGTTTGTTCCGCAGTTTGCCCCTTATCCAGAAGCTTCTAGGATGTATGAAATGTTCAGGGACAAATATTTGAAAGGATTTTCTGTTGGTTTCATTCCGAAGGAAAGTAAAAAAATTGAAACTGAAGAAGAAGATCGCCCTTTGTTTTGGCATCAACCAACCAAATTTATTAAACAGGAATTGCTAGAGGTTTCAGTTGCTCCTATACCAGCACATCAAGATGCGCTGTCAGAATTGAAAACTATGGTAAAGAAAGGAGACATATTTATTCCGCAAAGATACCTCATGGATAAGAATGAACCATATGTGGAAAGTTTTGATGAATACATTCATGTGATAGTCGAAAGTGAAGACAAGTTCAAAAGACTGTATATAACGCCGCTTCATATGACTAAAGACGGTATGACGGAAGAAGCATGGGCATGGGTTGTCTATGGGCCATGTAAAGACAATGATCATAATCTTTACTTTAACCAATGTTTTATTTTTCCAAAAGATGAAAACTCTGATGAAGAAAAGTTTTTAAAATGGGCAAAAGAAAATGACAAAGAAGTTGATATTAACGCTGATTCAAAAGACAGTCCTATCATTCTTTCACTGCTTGGCAAAGACATTGAAATTAAGCTTGAACCTTTTGATCCTAGAAAATACGAAGCAAAATCTCCTGTACTAGTAGAACTTCCACAATTAGAAAAGGAAGCAGAAGAAGAAGTTGAAGAAGATGATCGTGGAATTGAAGATATCATACCTGAACAAATGGTTGTTGATGCTGATTCAGAAGAATTGCAATTACCTGTTCCTGTCACACCAGAAGACTTGGAAAAAATGATTGCAACACTTGACAAGAATTTCAAAGTTGCTCTTGAGTTGATGGTAACTACTATAACAGATGCATTCAAAGAATTTAAGGAAGCAAAAGGAAAGGAAGAACTGGAAACCGTTGAAGAAGAAATTGACATTGATAGCATTGAAAATGAACCCGTTCCTGGCAAAAAAATTATCGAACTGGAAGATGAAACAAAAACCCTAACCCCAAATGAAGAAAACATTGACCTAGGAGTTCCCGATGATGAATTCAAAGGGATGGTAAAGTCTGCTGTCAATGCTTTTTTGGGTAGGCTTGAAGACGAATAAAAACAGTTAAGGAGGATACAAGGCAATGACGAAAGAAGAATTGCAAGTAATGATCAATGAATTGGTTCAGGCTTCTTTGGAAGACGCTAAAAGTAAAGGCCAGATTTATGATGGCTCAACACCAGGAGCAGAAGGCAGCCAAAAAGATTTTGATTTGGTAAACACACTTCGAAGCATGGGCATGGCTGGTCAAACAATGTCTAGCGGTTATGTCATAACCGATAAAGGATCTGTTCTTAATCCTGGCAGTAAAAACAATGTTTGGGTCAAACTCAGCCCTGATGTTGAAAAGTGGGCAACAGGCTTTGCTGAACTAGTAAAATCAAAAGGCCGTGTTATTCCAAAGGTGCTTGAGGAAGCTAGTGATCCAAGCGGCGGCTATCTTGTTCCTGAAGAATTTAGGGCTACTATTGTTCAGTACGATACTGAACCTGCGGTTGTGTGGCCTCGTGCAACTATTTGGCCTATGTCAACCGACAAACTTGGAATGCCGAAGCTGAAGCAAAGGCCGGATGAAGATGATACTACTAATTTTGATCACTTCGCCGGTGTTGCTTTTACATGGACGGATGAAGGTGGGGAAAAGACAGAAACCGAACCAGAATTTGAATTCTTGGAGTTGATAGCCCATGAACTTTCTGGTTATACGGAAATCACGGATACACTTCTGGCAGACTCCGCTATTAATCTGATGAACTTTTTGACCAACCTTTTCAGACGTGCTTATGTATGGCAGACAGACAGATCATTCATTCGTGGCACTGGTGCAAGACAGCCTTTCGGCGTTGTAATGGACCCTACGGTTCAAATGGTTGCAAGGGCGACTGCGGGAGCCTTTACGTTTACTGACGCTATTGGTATGGACAATCAACTTTCATCCGTCTTTGATCAAGGCGCAGTATGGATGATGAATAAAAGGTGTCTTAATTCATTGCGGAATGAAAGAGACACTAACAATGCACTAGTATTTCCACAGTGGTATCAGGCCGGTGCTCCAGGTATTGGTACACCGCCTGTTGCAATGCTGCTAGGAAAGCCTGTCATTCTTTCCGATGCAAAAACTTATACACTTGGAACTACTGGTGATGTAATCCTTGGAAATTGGTCATGGTATTACATCGGTGATCGGAAGACTTTTTCAATGGATATTTCCAAGCACTATAAGTTCAGGAATAACAAAACAGCTATCAGAGTTGTTGGCCGACTTGACGGACAACCTGCAATTGGCGAAGCATTTGTTATCCTCGGTCTTCCTGGTGGTGGTAGTTAACAGTTGGTTCTTAATCTTTTGGTTAATGGCATAATGCTAGTGCAGGGGAGTTCAGTTAATCCTTTCCGTTTCTCCCCTGCACTTTATCCAAAACAGTGAAAGAAGAAACCCAGAGGGTATAAGGAGGATTTAATAAATGAGGCGAGACAGAATTGCAAACGAAAAAGTAATTGATTTTTTTCCACCTGCGGCTAAAGGCTCTGGTATTCCTTACTATTCATCCATCTTTGACACACAAAGACTTTGTGCCGGACAGAATAACAGGGAAGTTTGTACCAACATCTTGATCGTGTTTTCAATTGCTTCTGGATGGTCTGCTGGTGGTTTGCTGGATGCCAAGTTGCAATGTTCCAATTCATCTTTGGCTAGTACGCAGTTTGATTATGCGATTATCAGTCAGATGGGTGGGGCGGAAAGTGAAGATCTTTATCTTGCAGAGATAAAGAATTTCAACCGCTATATCCGGCTTGTGGCAACTCCTTTGGTAGCAAATGTCACATTGTGCGCTATTGGAATTGCTAATCGCAGCAGGCGCGAACCTGTTTGTCAAGAAGGAAGGGAAAAGGCTGTCCGTTATGCAGCGAATCCCACAATGGATTAAGGAATTGTTATGGGCACAATGCTAATTCGTTATAGAGATCGTGATTTAGTGCGAAGGTGCGGAACCGGCCCCGTAAGAATTTCTGATGTCGAAGGTACATTGCTAGTACGGGAGGGGAAAGCAGAGGCCCTTATTGACCCTGTTTCCCCTCCCATCGACAAAAGGGTTAAGTCAGGAAGTTCTAGTCCATCCAGGGGCGGCACGTTGACTAGAAATGCTGGTTTTTACCCGAAGGTGGCATGGATTCATGATACAACAAAGTTAGGTGGTGCAGAACTGAGTAATCAAACAGTAATCAGTGCAGGAAGGGAATTAGGATTTGGCATATATGAATGTTTTCCAAACACTTTTGATAAAAAGAAATTACTAGCATCTGATTTATTTATTATCAATAATTTCTTTTTCTTTGAGCCAAATCAAATGCATTTTATTCTTGATCTTCTATTTGAATACAAAAAACCATTTGTTAAATATGAACATGACCACAGGGAAATAATTGGGGATCAGGCAAGACCAAAGTTTGCTAGACATTTATTTGGCAGAAGTATCATGAACATATTTATTAGCCCATTTCAAGCTGATAATCATAGGAAGCATTTGGGTGATTTGATTGAACCTTATTACATTTTACCGCCTGCTATTGATACTTCTTTATTTAAATTACTTCCAGATATAAAAAGGGATGAAAATAAAGTAGTCAACATTTCCGGTAAGTTGTATCATTCAAAAGGATTTTTACACATGCTGCAATTTGCTGCTACTAAAAGAGAATACACATTTGAAATATATACACAAAATAATCAAGAAATAAAAGGGACATTTGCACAATTGCCGAATGTAAAAGTGTGTTCTTTGTTACCAAATGAAGTGCTGCCTAAAGTATATAATTCGGCTGGCTTTACTATACATTTACCACAAGCATATGAAGCTTGTGGTAGAACTATTGCTGAAGGGCTTTTGTGTGGGTGTCAACCTATAATCAATAAAAACGTGGGTATCAGATCGTTCAAAGACTTTCACATAGGAGATGTGAAAAGATTTAATTTAGATTCATTTAGAAAACAAATAGAACAAGGAGTGTATTCATTTTGGAGGGGTATCGATAATAAATATTTGACGGAGGTGTAGCATGGCAGAGAAAAAGGCAAAGAAAGAAAAAGTAAAACTAGGTAAAGTGTATAATCCTTATGGGTTTCCAATAAGGATTATTAATGATTTGGGCAAGGAACAATGGGTTATGCAGAATGATAGGGTTAAAATACGGCTAGGAAAAGATGGTAAGTATGATCAAAGCCCATTGGCCCTTCCTGCATATGATATTAAAAGAAGGAAAAATCAACAGAAAATTAAAGGGCTAGGTGACATGCTGATCAACAGAACAACTATTCCTAATCTTAAAAAACTCGCATGGGCTATAGGTCTTGATGTTAGTGATTCATTGACCAAAAGATCATTGATAGAAGTAATAAAAGGAAAAGTCAGTGAATGGCAACTTCCAGTTGAAGGCAAAAGCAGCGGTTTGGAAATGTTAAGAAAATGAAAATAACATTCAACTTACAAGGTGCAGGACCGGCTAATAACGGTGGAACATCTACTTTGTTTAATTCTGCTAACATACTTCATGGGATGGGCCATGAAGTTCAAATAGTAGCAGAAGTAGATAATGAATTTACTTGGTTCCTATTGGATGGTCCTACTTACATCAAGACCAATGGCTTTGTTCCAGATTATCCTGATGCACGGGCTATCATTGCTACTGGTGCTCATACTGTTCAACACACCTTGAATGCGCCTGCTAGTAAAGGATCAAAGTTTTGGTGGGTAAGAGCACATGAAACATGGTCGATGGATGAAGATGCTTTGATTGCTAATTACAGAAACCACCGCATTGAATTACTAGTCAATTCAATTTGTTTGAGACATCTTATTTTCAAAAAAAGCAAACGCCGTGTTGAAATAATACGCCCTGGCATTGACCTGGATAAATTCTATTTAATACAAGAACGTGATTGGTCTTCAAAAACTGAGTTTGTAATAGGCGGTTTGTACAATACTAAACCTAGGAAAAGGTTTGATTGGGTGATTGAAGTTTTTGAAGCTTGTAAAGCGCGGGGATTAAATGTCAAACTTCATTTATATGGCACGTATGATGAACCTAATCATACAGGCCATGAACTGTATTTGAAAACACCTACACAAGAACAATTAAATACTTTTTATAATGGTGTTGATTTTTGGATTGCTCCTACCAAATCTGAAGGGCTTCATATACCACCACAAGAAGCAATGCTTTGTGAATGCCTAGTAATTGGTGCTAAAGAACCTTTAAGTGGTATGGCCGATTATTTGTTGGACAAAGGCGGTGGTTATACAGGATTTACTATGGAATATTGGTCAGAAGCAATTGACTTGATAGAAGGATTGATAGGCAATCCTGGTCAGATACGAGAAATAGTAAAACGTGGTAGGGATTGGATTTTAAAAATGGGAAACAGACAAACGAATATAGAAGGACTAGTAAAAGTATTAAACAAAGGCGAACATCCAAACAATGTAGCACGGCGTTTATTTGCTTTAAGAAGAAGGGGATTTGCTATTGAAAATTCTCGTCATAGGGCATAGTAGAAGTGGCACAACGCTTTTAAGGAAATTACTAGAAAGCCATCTACAGGTGCGGCGAATATTGAATGAAACGTGGTTGCTTTATGAACTTCGTGGGCGTTCCGTTTCTAACTTTATGTGGGATGCTTTTGGAAATCCTATCAAACTTTTATTTGACCCTATTACTTCTAATTGGGGCGAAAAGGTTTTGTTTGACTGGCCTGAATTAGATTTTGGTATATTTACTGCATATGATTATTGCGTTCTTTGGAATGAATATTTTGAGGATGTCAAAATTTTTAATATATATAGGCATCCTTTTGATGTTGTGCTGTCTGTTGCTGATAAAAGGAAAATTTCAGTTGAGGAAGCAACAAATATTTATTTGAAAACCATGCCTTCAATGCATGAAGATATAAACAGTTTGCCAAATAGCTGTGAAATAAGGTTTGAATCACTAATAGCAGAACCAATTATTGCATTAAAAAATATTTTGGCTTTCTCTAATTCTGGTTTAAATGTTGATGACGAAACAATGACAACCTTATTTAGCAAAGCAAAAGCGGAAATTCAATATGGGGAAATAAACAAAGAAGTAATCAAAAAACGTAAGGCAGATCATATCAAAATAAAGAACACAAAACTTGAGAAAATTGCGAATGGATTAGGATATGAAATCTGAAACTGCACAAGATCTTGAATGTATTGTTATGCATAATGGAGAAACCACTATTCAATACTGTTTAGATTCTATTCATGAACAAACTTTAAAAGCAGCAAGTATTGAAACAGTAAGTTTTATTTCTCCTATTAATGAATCGATTAACAAAAGACATGAACTTATGTCTTTGCCTTATTCAATAAAAGTGGACGCTGATATGGTTCTTTATCCACACTGTTTTGATTTTTTGTATAGAAAGATTAAACAGAGCAACAAAAATATTTATGCTGTCACTGGAATGTTAGAAGATCCTTTCATTGGACTTATGGGCGCGGTCCACATGGAGAAAACAGAACTAGTAAAAGATATTAACATCCCTGATGTAATTGGCTGTGATCGATATCTCAGAAACTTTATGCTTAAGAAAGGAAATGCAATTCAGGAATTCCAAGAAACAGTAGCACAGCATTGGTCTGATTGGTCTGAAGAAGCAATATTCAAACGTCATGTAAGAGTGGGCCAGAAACTAGCATATTACAAAACACAACATTATGATGATTGGATATTGGAAATTGGACACCGATGGATGGAATGGAACAGAGATTCACCATTTCTAGCATTGCTTGGATTGTGTTATGGATTACTTACACCTGATCAAAAAGAGAAAGGAAAAGGATTTGCTGATAAAGAATGGGAACTAGTACAGCGTTTGATGAAGTATAAAGTAATTCCTAAAGCGGATTACTTGTATTCACAAAGGGGGAAGCCATGAAATTCGTCATGCTGAGAGCGTTGGTCAAACAGACGAAGGTGGAGTACAAAGGGCAAACAGCTATCAATGATAGTCCTTATGAAGATGTTGAAACGTCTAGTGATTACTGGACTGTCTTTGCTAGTAAGTTATTGGAAAAGGGATGGTATGATGAAGTTGAAATTTGGTATCAAGAAAACGAAGATCATCCTGTTCAAACACCACACATACATTCAACAGGTTTAAAGGAAATATTTAAACCGAAAGGATATGGATATTCATCTTATGAAAAACCTATTGATGTTTTGTTTGTGCGCGGTGACATGAAAGAGTATAGACCAGTTATTGATCAACTATCAAATGCATTTACAATTTATTATCCATCAGGCCCGTACTATTGTCCAAGTTTTGTTCCTAACCTATCATTTGTAGAAGACCCGATACAGATTGATACAGTAAAATTAAGAACAGGAAGTAATGTGGAACTGTTTAAAAAAAGCTGTGTAAGTAAATACTTTTCTACTAATCATTATGTGGGTAAAAAGCAATGGGATATTGCTTTTGTTTGTTGTGCTCCTATTGCTGAAAGAAAGCGGCTGTCATTGCTTTTCAAGATATTGCGAAAGTTACCAAATGTTTCGGCGGTTGTAATTGGGCTGACTGATGAAAAATTAATTGAAGAAGCAAAAGAATTAAACATAACATGGAAAGGATGGATGCCTAGAAAGGAAATGGGTTTGGTCCTTTCAAGATGTAAAATAGGATTGGTTCTCTCAACTGCTGAAAAGGATGGATGCCCTAGAGTTATTATGGAATATCTAGCATCTGGTCTTCCCATTGTAGTAAGTGATAAAACATGTTGTTCCAGCATTTATGTTAATCGACAAACAGGCTTTGTAGCAAGTGATGAAGAACTGCCGGAAGCAATTGAAGAATGCATAGAGATAAGTGGTTTTTTGGATATAAAAAATTATTTCAATACGGTTTTGTCAATGGGCTGTTCAGTAAGACATTTTGCAGAGACAGTTAAAAAGCATAACGGCCCTATCAATTTGTAGAGAAAACAGATGAAACAAAGAAAGAAATTGGTAACAGAAAGATTAGTAGCAGCACAATTTCAAAACGGAATTGGAAATTTTATTATGATGACTCCTGCAATAACAGCATTAGCAAATCACAATGATGCTAAAGTTGATATTGTACTTGACCGATCTTGGAATGATTCACGGAGACAAGGCATCGAACAGTTTTGTAATGAATGGGATCTAGTTAATGAAGTAATTGAATTTCAAAAAGGATTTGACGAAAAAAAATATGAAGCGTTGTTTTATGCTTATCATGGTGAATCCAGTGAATCACATACGTTTTTTAAAAACAATGCAAAGATTGAATCAGATCATGCAAATTGGCGATCTGAAAAAATCAATGAAGTGGACTACTACATGAATATGATTTATAAAATGGGGTATAGAGGCAGTGTTCCGCCATTGAAATTTGTAACTGGAAGCACAGCAAATTTGGGAAGTAAAAGATTGAATGACAAAGAATATTTCAAAGTAGGATTTTGTAATGGTTTTTTTGCTGGTTCTAAATGGCAATGGGAAAGAAAAGCATGGCCTCATTTTGAACGCCTAGCATTTTTGTTAAGAAAATATTATCCAAAAGGAAAGATGCGAATATTTCTTTTTGGCAAAGGGGAAGTGGAAAAGAAGTGGGCTGATAAATTCACCGATGACAAACTAGTATTTAGTTTGGTGAATCGAACTGATATACTAGGAGCCGCCTCCTGTATTCGTTGCATGGATCTTTTCATAACTACTGATACTGGATTGATGCATATTGCAGATGCGATAGGTGTTCCAATGATTGCTCTGTTTGGCCCGACACTGGTAAGCAAAAATGGCCCTTATCAAATGAATAACAGAATTGTTAGGAGTCCGCTTCCTTGTGCGCCATGTCAACAGAATCCGTTGTTTACTATTTGCAAAGAAACTGACAGGTGTATGAAAGCTTTGGAACCAGGACTAGTAATGGCGGCGGTAAGAACTTATGTTCCACAACTTATCAAGATGGGCAGAATGTATTGTAATGAGAAAACACAGGAGGTCAAATCATGTCTCGGCCTTTAAATTGGTTCTTCACTGACATCGATCAGATGAAATTATTCTTAGGTATTTTATTTGACACAGATACACACAATGAACTTTTGCAAATGCTTATTAATAGTAGTTCATCATACATCGAAAATTATTGTGACAGAAGATTGAAAAGTACTGCATATGATAAAGATGTAGCAGGAGATAAAGAACGGACGTGGTTCGATGGCGACAACAGTAAAAGACTGTTCTTGCGTGAATATCCTGTTACTGCTGTTTCTGCGGTAGAAGTAAGTGGGGCTACTATATCTGCTGCTGAATCAACTGATTATTATGGATCAACCGGATATTTATTGTATGAAGATCGTGGAGAACTTTTTTATGATAGTGGATGGGATGTTGGAAAGAAAAATGTTCGTGTTTCATATACGGCAGGATACACGGAAGATTCCAGACAATTACTAGACCTGAGAGAACTTTGCCAGGGGCTTGTTGCGTGGACTTTTAATAACAGGGAACATCTTGGTTTTAAATCTGAAAGGCTTTTGAATTATTCATATACTAGGGCAGACATAAGAGAAAAGTGGCAAAAGGAAACATTGGAAAGATACAAAAGGAAGGTGATAAGGTGAGTTTTCTTGGGCTACTAGTAAACAGTGTGGCGGTGTCAAGGCCGACTGTGGCGTACAGTAAAGGTGTAGCTACTAAAACTTATACCGGCGTTGCAACTAATTTGGCTTGTTCAATTCAATATCTGTCTGGTGGTGGTTACTTCTTTGGTTTAGGAAGCCAGGTTCCGACTGAAGGTGGATATGAAGTAATTGAAGGATGGTTTGGGGCTTTTGAATATGGTGCAAACATTCAAAAAGATGATAAACTAGTTGATGAAAAATCAAGAATATTTATTGTAAAATCTGTCCCTGTTGATGTAGTTGGTAGAGAACACCACATAGAAGCACAACTAGCTATTCAGGAAGAAGACAATGCCTAGTCCTTCTTTTAAAAGTGGCAATGTTGTTTTAATAAACGTTGATAGTTTTATGACTATAAAAAGAATGGGATTAAAAGTTGACAGTGCAAGCCAACAAGCATTGCTAAAAGTTGGTGTTCATTTAGAAAGGAAATTGAAACAAAGGTTAAGTCGTCCAGGCGGTGGTCGTACATATCAAACCGGAAAAAAAGGTGCTAGGTATAAGTTTCGGAAATCATCTGCTCCTGGTCAACCGCCAGCAGTGGACACAGGGCGTTTAAGGAATTCAATTACTCATAATGTAACAGGAAGGCCAGGAAATGTGCTTCCTAATCCTGGTGGTCGAAAGGGTTTTATAAAAGCATATGTAGGAACAAATGTTGCTTATGGGTATTATCTTGAAAGGGGAGTTAAATCCAGAAACATATTGCCTAGGCCTTGGTTTTATATTACTGTACAATCACAAATGAATAGGACCAGGACAATTTTAAGAACCTCCTTAAAAAACTATATCAAACAGGAAGCGAGAAAAAGAAAATGAAAGAAATACGTGAATACATTTTTGATCGGCTTTCTGCTGATGCAACACTTCGTGGTTTTACTGGATATACTGCTAGTGATAGACGTATTTTTCTTGATTGGCCTCCTGAACAGATTGCGCTTGGAACTACTTATCCGGCATACATAACTTATAATTTAATGAAGCCAAGCCCACTTAATCCATTTGCAGAAGTAGAAGTAACACAACAGTTAGACATTGTAATTGAAATGAATATTTGGGCTATAAGTCCAGATGTGAGAGATGATGTTGGTGAAAGGATTACAGTGTTGTTTAAGGATCTTAATTTTACTACTACTAGCTATATAGGATTGGTAGTAAAAAAAGAATCAGAAGAAGATATTACTGAACTTCAACGTGGTACAGGGCAAATTGATTCTTATAGAAAATATCTTCGATTCAGAATTGAACATGTTTTTGCTAAGTGATAAATATGAGACATAGAATATTTTGTGAATTCAAAAGGAAGTTTGGACAAATATTTAACCCTTGCAGGAAAGTACTTTGTGACATTGTTGCAGATAAAATAACTAGAAAAGGAGAAGAAATTGTAGTTACTAGGTTCAAACAGATTGTTATCAAGTGTCCGAGTTGTAAACAAACCACAACCATCAAAACAAAGGAGGATTGAACAAATGAGTAGTTCAAGAGTTGCTTCTGAAATTCGCAGATTAGGTACTTGCCGCGTCAATTACAAAGGCAGGG